CCAGGAACTCCCACAGTGAGAGTCTCTAGTAGTACCGCTCCTATCGAGCGATGCCGTCTGCTTCGACGAAGAACCCTGGGCCCCTGAATGGGGACCCGGCCGGCAGCCTGCTAGGCGCCATTGGTAAGTTTACGCTTTCCATTGGTGCTCTGCTGACTGTCACGGCCGCTCGAGTTGCTTTCCTCGAGTGGCGCGCTGACCGCAAGCGGCCGACGACCCCGTCGGCTCGGTTGGCGGAAACACGGCCAGTGTTTCACCTCCCCAGCAAGGTCCTCCGCGCGACGTTCTGCGACACCCCCATGGTGGTCGCTCGCGTAAAGGACAGCCACACCCACGCAGCCGCCGCATCGGCCCGCGTGACGGGCTGCAAGACAATGCACCACATCGCCGACGTCCTCGGCACGTCCATCTTCTCCGAGCAGCGCTCGAAGGCGGACGTGAACAACGGTGTGCGTGGCTCTCGCACGTACTTCTGGGGCAAGGACCTAGACCAGCTCCCATCAGAGGACAGGCCTCTCTCCACGGACATAGTCAGCATCACAGATGTTGACTACTACATGGACATGCCTGCCTACCTGAGCGCGTGCAACCAACCCGTGATGATGTACACGCTGTCCCCTGAGACAGCTGGCGCCAGCATGGAGAACAGCTCCTACTACTTTGACGATGACCAGCACATTAACGTGCAGGTCACCGGTGGTGGCAGCTTTCGGCACGAGCTCTGGGACTGGTCAGGTGACAACCTGGTCATCCGCAGCAGCTACTCAACTTTCTGGGCGCGCGTTCTCGCGTCCGTCGGCTTAGCCGAGACTGTTGAGAAGCTGCTTGGCGCATTGCGCCTTCCGTCCCTCTACACACCGGGCCCAGCTGGCAGGCTTTCTGCCAACCCGGCCCAGGACTCGGGCGTCGCGATGATACGCGACGTGACGAGTGTGTGGAGCGTGGACCGGCGTCGGGTTTCCGACAGCCGGTACCTGATCCTCCTCACCCAGCTTGGCCGCTGGACTGGCCGCGATGCTTACGAAGCTGCGGCCCTGGGGGGTCGCGACCTCACGCGCCTCAAGCCCGTCATGGACGGCTTCGTGCGCATGAGCTCGCAACGCGACTCCGAGTGCATCATCAGCACTGCCGTCGTAGGCGACGCTTCATCGGCCAGCACAACTGCTGCGGTCGACTGCGCCCTGCGGCTTGTCGCCGGCCTGGGAAAACACACCCTCGCCATTCCCACAGTGTCGTCCTACCTCAAGGGCGCACCGGTGCATGCGGCACCGATCCTGACCGCGTACCTGCGCGCCACCGAGGACTACTCCGTCCCCGCACGCGTCTCGTACGCTGGCCCCGGCCCGCGCCGGTACCAGCTCACTTCCCTCAAATCAGATGGGGGCCTTGAGGGCTGGTCCCAGGACGCGGGCCCCAGCATGGCAGCATTTATGCGGCCCCTCTGCTCCTCGGCCTTCTGCCCCGACGTCACCCGCATGAACATCCTTGCGGGTGTCGCCGGGCGCGTCACCGAAGTCCGCGCCCCTCACGTCGAGCCGACCCCGTTCCTACTCCGCGTAGTGACAGAGTTCGCCGAACGCTTGGTGCCGCGGCCACACCAGCTCGAGCCCAGCCCCATGGACGATGTGTATGACCGCCAAGCGCGGCCCACACAGCGGCGGCTGATCGAGGAGGGCATCGTCACGGGCGAGCCCACCCGAGAGCTGCGCGTGTTTGTGAAGGGAGAGTCCTACGGCGACGCAAAGGACCCCCGCCTGATCTCCATGATCAACAGCAAGGACAAGGTGTGCTATTCGCGCATCATGTACCCGCTGTCTGATCTGCTGAAGCAGGCCCCGTGGTACGGCTTCGGCGCCACGCCGCGCCAGACGGCGCAGCGCGTGACCGATGCGTGTAGCAAGTCCAAGTACATGCTGCTGACTGACTTCTCACGCTTCGACGGCACCGTGAGCGACTTCCTCCGCGCCCTGGAGAAGGTCATCACCCTCCGCGCGTTCAAGCACCGCCACCACGCCGAAATAATTGACCTGCTCTCCTCGCAGTATAACAACAAGGCAAGCGCGCGCTTCGGCGTGCACTTCGAGCAGATGTTCGCCAGGGCCTCAGGCTCCCCCGAGACCTCCATCTTCAACTCCATTGTGAACGCGTTCGTAGCATTCCTTGCTATGCGCCGGACACGCGTGGGCGGGAGCTTCATGGAGGCGGACGCCGCCTGGGAGCACATCTGCACCAAGGGACA